ATGTAGGTGACCGTCTTCGAATCCGACGCGTACGTGATCTTGTTCGGTCGGCGTAGACCGGTGACACCACCGAACGTGTTAGTGGTCGTCTCGCTGGCGAAGAACGCCGACGCGTCCGCCACCCCACCGGTACGGCTATTGGACCAGCCGGTGATCCGCCGGAACTGGCGTGACGTGCCCACACCCTTCTGCCGAGGCAGGCTGTTGCGCAGCGGGGTTTGGCGGGGCACCAGCAGCTTCGCCGGGGCCTCCAAGTCATATGGCACCAAACCAGCACTGTTGGGGAATGTCAGGGACCAGTCCTTCCCCATATCGGCGATCGTCGTCTTGGCGGCGTCCAGTTCGCTTTGGATTGACGCCAACACGTCCGGCGACAGTCCTTTTTGGATCGAGTCGATCCGGTCCGCCAACCGCTGGCGCTGCCCGGTCTTCACGATCCCCTGTTCCGGGACGAACACCAACCCGCCCTGCGCGGATTCGTCGTTGCCCGAGGCGAGAACGGTTTTGTAGTGCTCGAACCGCTGCACCACATCGGTGGCGTCGCGGGCGTCGGAAAACATGTCCGACGGCTTCGGCAGTGCATACATGGCTAGCCCTTCTGGGTTGTCGCTTTCGCGTCGCACTCCGCCGCCAAATTCAGGTATCCCTGGCGCGCGGTGGCGTCATCGACCTGGTAGGCGAGGGTGCGGTACCGCTCAGCTTCGCTGCGCAGCCGATCGTGGGCGGCTGCGTTGGCGGTGTCCTGACTCGTGCGAGTCAGGACGGGACCGCCCGGCGCGGGAAGGGCCTTCACCTTCGCCAACTCCGCCTCGAGCGCCTTGATGCGCCTGTCGGAAGCGGTATTGGCCTCTGCGATGGCCGTCTTCACCAACTCGGTGAGGCGGTCAACCCCGGCCGGGGACGGCCCGGCCGGGGAAGTCTCGGTAGTGGTGCTGGTGGTGCCGTCGGCGTTCACGGTCAGCATGACATGCTCAAACCCGGAATCAGTGGCAGGTTCGGTGTAGGGCGAGTCCACTTCCCCCTCGGTGGCTTCATCGGCCCACCAGCACATCAACATTTTCAACGCGCACAGCAGCTCGGTGACATCCGCCAGTTCGTCCTCGCCGTTTTCCAACTCATCCAACTCGGCTTTGATCAACGCGATCAACCCGTCCCGCACGGCGGTGACCTGCCCGGGGTCGTGCATCTCCCCATCCTCTTTGACTGTGTCCGGGGTGGCGGTCTTCCACTCGTCCGGGACCAGATCCGTCTTGCCCAGCGCTTTCGCGCGCCGCTTGATGTGGGCCTTCACCGCCGCCGGGTTCTTCGCCCGGCCGATCGCCCGGATCGCATTCCGAAGATCGTTCACATTCGCGATGGGGTAGGACCCGTCCGGCATCGCCGCCCCCCGATCCGCCAACCGGTCCCGTTCCTCGGTGGACACATCCCGCTTCCCCGCATCCACACTGTCAGCGGCGGTGTCCTCGAGAAATTCCTCCACCTTCACCAACATCCGCTCCGCGTCCAAATCGACGGCCTTCAACGTCATCCCCGGTTTCGCCGCCTTCGCCAACGTCAACGTGCACGTCGGGTTACACGGCCGGTCCACCAACGACACCTCGACGATCTGGCCGCCGACGATCCGCCCCCCCCGCGCCCCCGCGTCCTTCACCACCTTCGGGGCTTTAATCCCGATGCTGTAGCCCTTCAGGACACCGGCCTCAATCTTTTTCGCCGACACCGGATCCACCACCGTGGCCGTCACCATCCACGCATCACCCGGCAACTGCTCCAGATCGGTCGCGACACCGGCGGCGATCTGCGAATGCTGCTCGCGGATATTCCCGCCCGTCGAGAACCATTGCGGCATGGCCTTCCCCAACCAGCCCGGGTCACACACCTGCTGGTCCAGGTCGAGATCGGGGCCCGTGGCCTTCCCCACCACCACCAGATTCCCGGCGGCGTCGCGTTCCGCTTTGACGATCTCCGCATACACCGTCGTCGAAGTCATATACCGTCTCCCGATTCGCGAATAATCGTCACATCACCATGCTGGTGACTGCCGGTCCGATACCGCACCGGCAGTACGGGTGCGCTGGCGGCGCCGACGCCCCCGACGGGAAGCTTGATCCGACCCGCACCGGCCCGGCGTCAGCGTTGCCGCGGCAGACCGGACACGCGCCCGGCACGTCCAGCCACTCCACGAACTGGATCCCGGCCTGCCCGTACTGTTGCATCGACGCGAAGGATGTGGCCCGGTTCAGCTCGGTGACCGCCACCATCTCGGCCCATTGCGGGTCATCCAACGTGTCCCGCAGTACCCCAGCCAACCGGCCGGTATCCCACCCCTGGGCGACACCCTCGGCGAGCACATCCCCCAACTCGGTGATGCGGTGCGCGGCGATCGACCGGACTGTCACCTGGGACTGTTCCAGGAGGCGATCCAGCCCGGGGCCGGCGACTTCCCGCGCTGCGGCTGGGTCACCGGGCTGCCACCCGCCCCAATCCACCGTCGCGGATACTTTGAGTGCGGCCGACGCGGCTTTCTGGCCGATCACATACCCATCCCCGTACACGCCGGCCAGAACGTCACCTAACCGGTCGGCGATCGGCAGGTGCTGCTCCGACAGCCACCCCTCGGAGTCGACGTCCTTACGGAGTTCCCGCCACCGCTGAGCTAGCACGCTGGTGTTGATCCCAACGAAAGCCTGGGAGATCCGCGGCGCCCACGCCTTGGCGGCTTTCTGGTCCATCTCCCACGCCGCCCACCCGACGGCCCGTGCTTTTGGGTCTGACCCACCCGCCTTGAACACCGCGCGGTCGAGGTCCACCCCGGCCGCCTCCGCGTCCCCCCGGGTGACCGCGGTGAACTCGAACGGCCGGGCCCGGCTCTTGCCGGCCCACCGCCGGTATGTCGCCAGCTCCGCCGCTTTCACAGCGGCGGAGCTGGCGTCCTCAGCGGTCGCCGCCGGGTTGCGGGCGGTCGGCGGCCCGCCGGGTGGCGGCTCCCCCCCGGGGGAGGATGCGAGAGGGGGGGAGCTCGGAGAGGGCGGGGGGGCTTGCGCGGGTTCCACCAACTGGCCGGGCGGCGCGTCCTGCGACGCGCCCTCCACAAACACCACACCCCGCTGCATCACCAGCATCGCCATGTCCGCTTCCGGGAACGCGTAGCGGGGTTCGCCGCGTTCGTCGCGCCACTCGTTCATGGTGATCCCGCCGGCCATGAACCGGGCCCGGTTCACCTCATCGGCAGCGGCCTCGTCCTCATCGTCCAACCCCCGGAACTTGAACTCGAGTTCGGACGGCATCCCGAGGTGGGTGCGGGCAATCCCGGTCAGGACACTGTCCAGCCAGGTCAATGTGGGGCGGGTGCCTTTGCGTTCCTGAATATTCTCCTGGCCTTCGTGATAGCCCGCGCTGCCTAACCCTTTGGCTTCGGTGAACCCCAGCTCGGCGATCGTCATATCGAAATGTGCGGTCACCAGCTTCAACAGATGCAGGTCGTACTCGGGTTTGTACCGTTCGTCGACCTGCCGGGATTCGACCGGCTCAATCCCGGGCGGCAGCATCCGCCACCGCATCCGGCTCTTGGTCAACCCCGAATAGTAGTCGTTCAACTCCGACTCGTATCCCAACAGTTGGTCCGGGGTCCACCCGACCGAGCCGTCGTTCTTCAACCACCCGGCGGGCATCACCCCGTCGGTGTACTCGGCTTTCAGCCACGCCATCCGCTTCAACCACAGATCCGCGTCATCAAGGCTCTGTTCGACCGCGGAGAACCCGTAGGGGGTGGTGGTGCGGGACTCCTTCACCCGATAGATCAACTGGTCGGCCGCATAGCCGTCCGGGGCCGTCCCGTCCTCGCTGGTATCCGCGACATATTCGCCGCGCGGGAACCCCCACAACACCTGCTGATACGCCGGTTGGGGTGGCAACGGCCGACCCCCCGTGTGATCCAACAAGGGTTTGATCGTCGTCCCGTCCAACACCTCAAGGCTGTACAGATCGCCCCCGAGGGTGCGCCGCGGGTAGACGGCGATCGCATCCAACACCAGATGTTCCTCCAACACCTTGGAGATCCAGGTGGGGAAGTCGTTGCCGTTACGCCGGTCGGGGCACTCCCAAAACTCGACACACCGGTCGATCTGCGGCCCCAGCTCCTTACGCATGTCCCGCTCAAGATCGATCCGCTTCGCCGACGGGTTCTCCCGTTGCGCGGTTTCAATCGCCCGCTGCGTGATCGTGACATCCCACGCCAACGAGATGATCTCGTTCTTCCGGACCCGGATACAGTCCCGCAAAATGGCGATGCGGTCGGCGGCGTCCCGCAGGGTTTGCCACGGCACCAGCCGGTTGTCCTGCCCCGGGATGTGAATATTCCAGGTGACCGGGTATTGCCACAGGCGCGGTTCGGCCCGGCCGGTGTCCCGCCGGGTCGGATCCAACGGTGCCGGCCGCAGCGGGATCCCGGGCCCGAACGCGTAGGGGAACTGGTCACGTGGCAGTGGTTCGGCGATCCCGGCGCCCTGTTGCGCGCGGAGTAGGGCGGCGACCCCGGACAGGTCGGTGACCCGGCCACCGGTGTTGGCGAGCGCGGGCAGGCTCTTGTCGAGCTTGCGGCGGCGTTTACCCACCGGTAGCCATCCGCCGGGCACCCCACATGATCAATGCGGGCGAGTCGAACCAGGCCACCGCACACAGGACTATCAGCATGACCACGGTCACCGCCCCTTTCCCGCCGCGTTGCGCATCGCCTTCAGATAGTCCATGGCGTCGACCGCGCCACCAGCCGGCATGTAGTACGCCAACAGTAGGGCGTCCGCGTTGTCCGGTGATCTGCCGAGCCGGGTACGGGTGTCGTCTTTGGGTTCGACCACGATCCGGCCGCTCGAGTCGACGGTGTATTTCGGCGCCACCAGTTGACTGATCAGTTTTTCCCGGTACGGCTCATCCAGATGGGACAGGTCGATCGCCCGGTCCTCGATCATGCGGCGACCTACCTCCCACCAGATTTGTGACCGCAACCGCAGGTACCGGTCCGGCATGGTCGACGTCTCGGACACGTTCACCCCGACGATCGTCGCCGTGATGGCGCCTTCGGCGCGGAGTTCGTGGAGGCGGCCGACGACCCCCCACCCGATCCCGATCACATCGACCTTCACCATCGTCGCGCCACACTCGCGGATCGCGGTCACGATTAAGCCGGTGGCGTGCATCGCATCCTTGGTGTGGGTGCGCCACACCCGGCCGGCCACCACGCCGCGGCGCTCTTGGATGACGGTTTCGTCGCCGCCGGCCCCCAAGTCGACGCCCAGGTGCACCGGGGTGAGTTCGAGCTCGGCGCGGGGGACGGGTTCGGGGGCGCAGCAGGCGCGGACAGCGGTCAGGCGGATCACACCGTCTTCTGCGTCGGTGGGGAATTCGCCGAGGACTTTGGAGATGTAGGTGGGGGAGTCTTCGCCGTACTCCATCCGCATGTCCTCCACATACGCTGGCCCAACGAGAGCGTCGCGGATGTCGTCGGGGACGGGTTCCCCGGTGAAGTTGGGGGTGTCGAACGCGGAGATGCGGATGACGTTCCACCGCTCCGACATGCACACCCTGCGGAACTCCGAGCCGGGGTCGTCGGGGTTGCCGATCGCCAGGATCCGGCAGTGTTCGCCGGTGGTGATGGCGCGGGCAGCGGTCCAAAAGTGTTTGATGATCCCGCACGCCTCATCCAGGATGACCAGCACAAACTGTGCGTGGATGCCCTGGAAGGCGTGCTTGTTGTAGTCGGCTGGTTTCCGGCCGAACCCCACCAGTTGTTTCCCGATCTTCCATTCGGTTTCGTTGATGCGGCCGTCGAACGGCCGGCCGTTCGCTGTGGCGTTGTCGGCCGCGTTGTTGATCTCCGACCAGAGGATGGCTTTGACCTGGTCCCCGGTCGGCGCGGTCGTCACTACGCGGGCGGTGCCGGGCGGGTGGGTTTCGAGCCACCACGCGGCCGCCCTGGATGCCACCCGCGACTTCCCAGGCCCGTGACAGGCCTGAACCGCGGTGTAGCGGTGGTCCCGCACCGAATCGAGGATCGCGTTTTGGGTTGACCACAGGAACTCGCCCAAACGTTCCCGCACCCACCGGGGCCCGTCGTGCCGCATCCGCGCCGCCTCACGACGGGCCTCGAGCTGGGTGAGCGCCGCGTCCCACGCGGCCCGGTCAGCCTGCGAGCTGTAGCTGGTCGAGCTGGCGGCGGATGACATCCGGTGCCACCTCCAACTGCGCATCCGACAAACCCAACTCGTCGAACACCGCCGTCAACACCTGCAAGATCATCGCGCCCTGCCGCTCCGCCAACCTCACCTGCCGCTCCGCCAACCCAGCCGCTACGGCCTTGGTCGCGAAATTCGCGCACCGGTCCCGCTCCCGCGCTTCCAACTCCGCCAAACCCCGGATCTGCTCCCCCGTCGCGTAGATCGACCCGTCCCCGTTGTCGCTGTAGACGCGACCGATCAACGCCGCCACCCCACCGGTGTGGAAGATCCGATCCAAATCATCACGGGCCTGCACCAATGATGCTGGGGCGCCGTCCTCATCCACCGTTTTATCAACCAACAAGTCACCGGCTTCGTGGGCTTTCTTCAACCGCTCCGCCGCGTCATACGCCTCATTCAACAGCCGCCCATAGAATTCGACCCGCGCCGCCGACTGCGACACCAACCGCAACAACACCTCCGCCGGATCCGAATGCGCATCACCGAGCCCCCACTTCATCACCTCAGCCCTGACCTGCGCACGAGCCCTCACTTGGGGGGCGTTGCCGCCGTGGGAGCGGCAGACGACACCGCCTGCGAGCGCGGGGCGTTGGCATTGTCCGCGTTTTGTGTTTCCGACGCATTGTGGCATTTTCGCAGCTCTTTGTGATAGGTCTTATACTGCGATGGGTTGCCGGTGGAAATAGCACTTGTCACTGTTGCGGGTGGCGAATCCTTTGCAGTTTTCGCCGTTCTTTTTGGTGGCTTGGCAGAGTGGTTTTGTGCCGGGTCTGATGTGGTATCGGGCGAACGCGGCTTGTGAGTCGGCTTCGCGTTCGGTGTCGGTGCGTAGGTCGGGCATGTGATGGCCCCTTCTCCATCGGGCGGGCATGGCTCCGCGTTTGGGAGCGTGACACGTATGTTGAGCTGGGTCAATCACGGCGCGCTATATAAGCCTCGGGTTTTGAGGTGGGTGAGGATTTCGGCGGGGTGGTAGCCGTGTTTGGTGTGGGTGATGTGTCCGCGTTGGGTCCATTTGCGGAGGGTGGCGGGTTGGATGGGGTGGCCGTGGGCTGCGAGGAGTTGGAGGACGAGGCGGGCGGGGATGCGTTTCATGGCTGGTGGTAGTGGTGTCCGGGGATGGGGAGGGTGATGGCGTCGAACCATCGTTTGACCCAGAGGGTGTCGCCGTGGGCGGTGTGGCGGTCGTCGTCGGTGGGTGGGTCGATGCCGCATTGTCGGGATAGGGCGTCGGAGTTCCAAGGGAGGTCGACGGGGATGCCTCGGTTGGCTAAATAGCCGACGGCGAGGGCTTCGATGTCGATGAGGTGGTAGTGCCAGGCGGGGGTGAGTCGGTGGCGGCGGAGCATGGCGGCGAGTGTTTCGGTGTCGAAGTTGGGGACGGCGCCGATGATGTGGGCGTCGCGGGTCATGTGTTCGACGATGGGGGCTGCTTCGGCTTCGGTCATGGTTTTGGCTGGTCCGGGTTCGCCGCCGGCGAGGGTGTGTCGTTGGTAGAAGCCGCTGATGTTGAGGCCGAATGGGTCGGCGTTGGTGAGGTCGATGTCTTCGATTTGGATGATCCAGGTGGATTCGTCGCCGGTGGGTTCGCGTCGGATGATGGCGATTTCCCAGGGGAGACGGCCGGGGTGAACGCCGGTGGTTTCGGTGTCGAGGAACGCGATGGGTGTCCAGCTGGTCATGCGGTTTCCTCCTGGGTGAGGCCGAGTTGGATGAGGTCGAGGCCGGCGTAGGTGTGGTGGTTGGGGCCGGTGCAGGTGGCTCGGTCGGTGGTTTGTTTGGTGGTTTGCCAGTAGACGGTGCCGGTGCAGTGGGTGCAGGGGCCG